GCCGCGGCGTGGCGCTGCCCGGCGTCGGCCTGCGCGATGGTGAGCGCGGCCTCGTGGCCGCGGTCGAGCCCGGCCTGCTCGGCCTCGTGCTGCTGGCCGATCAAGGTGAGCGCGGCCTCATGGTCGAGCGCGATCTGCTCGATCTGCTGTTCGTTGTCGGCGATGACGCCTTTGGTCAGGGCGTTGATCTTGGCGACGGCGATCGCGGTCGCGTCCTTCATCGTCTGCAGCTTGATTTGCAGCACCGCGTCGCGCTGCGTCTCCAGATCGGCGATCTTCTCTTTGCTCTGGTTGTCGAGCTGTTTGCCCTTGGCCTGCTGCTCGAGCTCCTGCATCGCGGCCTCGGCGTGCTGAATCTGTTCTTTGAGCTGGCCGACTTGCTGCTGCAGCATCTTCGGATCGGGCGGGGCGTTGGGGCCGGCCTGCTGCTGCTTCTCGGCGCGCATCGCCGGCGGCTGCAGATACTCGAGATCCTTCGCCATCTCCTCCCCGATGGGGCCGAGGTTCATCAGGCGCACGGCATCGGCGGCGATGATCGGGAACGCCTGCGGGTTGTTGAGCAGCACCATGGCCGCATCTTTCCCCTCGGCTTGCTGGCTATCGAAGGCCGGGCCCGCGGCGATCGTGATCGTGTGGCGCTGCAGCGGGTCGAGCTTGAGATCGGCCGGCCCAAATTCGGGGAAGCCATCGGGCGCGATCTGGCTCGGCGTGTTGACGCGGACGCGCTTCGTCTTGCCGTCGGGCGTGCGGGTGTCCACTTCTTTCGGCGTGTCGTCGTAGAACGGGAGGAGCTTGGCGAGCTTCTGGGTGAGCTCGCGGATCATGTCGTCGTAGTGCGCGACGAAATGGAACGATCCGGCGTCGCCGTGCTGGTTGAGTTCCTTCAGCGCGACGCCGCTCGTCACTTTCGTGTTGCCGAGGCGGGTGTCGGTCGCGCTGTAGCGGCCGAGCGCGTTCTGGATGTCGCGCCGGAAACTCTCGCCGGCGATCTCGTAGCCGGAAATATCCGGCGCGCGCGTGCCGTACTGCGGCAGCGGGAGGATCTGCTGCCCGGTCGCCTCGGTCGTCGGGTTGGCCTGGATGAGCGCGATCGGCTCGCGCACGCTGCGCTCGACGAGCGCGATCTCGTCGGGGCCGAGCTGCCCCACGTAGGCGAACAGCGCCGCCTTGACCGGGAGCGCGAGCGCCTCGAGCTTCGTCGAGGCCGTCCAGTTGTAGGCCTTCGCCGCGTCGCGCGCCAGGCGGATATAGGACTGCAACATTTTGACGGCGCCGCCGGCGGCATCCGTCGAAAAGACGATCTTCCCGTAGCACGAGGCGAACGGGATCGAGTCGCCTTTCCAGATCGTTTTGGTCGGCCGGCCCGGCGTCGCGAGCAGCTCCAGGCCGTTGGTGATGTACTGCGCCACTTCGCGCCGCGGCCGGCCGCGGCCGCTTGGCGGCGCTGTCTCCGTCACGGTCCAGTACTCGGCAATCAACACGCGGCCGTCTTTGCCGAACCACTTCGGGAGCGCGGCGAGGATCTGCGCGTCGAAGTCGTGCACCTTGGCCGTCGGCCAGTCGCGGACAAATTCGCGCCGGGTCACGCTATGCACGAAAAACAGGTATTTCCAGTCGGCGCCGCTGGTGCTCTCGCCGTCAGGATCGGGGAGCACCTGATCGGGGTTGGGGATCGCCTTGAGCTTGAGGATCTGATCGGCGCTGTCCTCGTCGGCGTACTCGGCGACGATGCGCGCGTAGCCGTAGCCGCGGGTCGCGGCGTTCTCGCCGGCGACGGTGTACACCTCTTGCGCGTGGCTGTCGTGTTCGATCTGGCGGATCCGGTTGCTGTAGTACTCGGCCGTCTCTTTGGTCGCGCCGCCGCCGGCCGGGCTGACGTTGGCGCCGCGGGGGTTCTGGCGGTAGCTGTTGACGAGCTGATTCGTGTACTGACTCAGTTGGTCGAGCTCGAGCATCGGCCGATCGCCGCGCTCGGTTTCGTCCTCTTGGTCCCAGGTGTGGCCGGCGGCGTAGCGGACATCTTTCGCGCCCTCGAGGATGATCGGCGCCCACTGGTCGCACGCATACGTAAACCGCTCGTTGAGCTCGGCCAGGATCGCCGCATCCGAGCCGGGCGCCGGCGTGCCGGTCTCCGATGTCGCCGACCTCTCGGTCGTCCGCGCCGCGGGGTCGGTCGGGTCGTCGGCCATCAGGCGCCGCCGATCAGGGACGCGAGGCGGGCGCCGAGGGGCCGCGCCTGGTAGGCCTCGAGCGCCGCGCGCGTGCTGGCGGCGGTCGCGGCGGCGGCGTCGATCGCCTGGTGGATCGTGGCGAGATCCTCGAGCCGGGCCGTGTGCAGTTCCTCGATCGCGGCGAGGATCCGCTGCGCCAGGGCGATCCGGCCGGTCTGCTCGGCCTCGACGCCGGCGCGCACGGTGACGAGCTCGGCGGCGAGCGCCTGCAGCACTGTCTCAAGGTCATCCTGCCGGCGCGCGATCGTGGTGACGGCGGTATGGCGGTCGCGCTGATCGGCGGGGTTCATCGGCGGGCCCGTCCACGGCGATCGAACGGCCGTGCCTTGCGTAAGGTGTCGCGCTCGGCCTCGCTGAGCGGCACCGTGTCGGCCGCGGTCGCGCGGCGGATCGTGCCATCGGGGTTCACCGCATACGAGGCGCCGCAGATCGGACAGATCCCGACGGTCGCGATGCGCGCGGCCGGCGTGTCGAACGTGTGCCCGAGGGTGGGACAGGTGATCGGCATACGTAACTGACGATGCGGGAGCCCGGCCCCTGTCCGCCGTCCGGATGGCAGTAACGCACGGCAGACGCCCCACGGACGCCCCGCAGCACGCCCGCAGGGCGGCCAGGCGGCGGCGTTCACCGTAGCCCACGTCAGGGCGGACCGTGCGCGACGCGGTTACGGCCAGGGGTAATTCGCCGCGACCCACGCGGCCAGGCCCAGCGCGAGCAACCGGAACCGCCACGGCTCGTACGGGGTCGGGATCGGCGGCAGGCCCGCGAGCAGAAACAGCAGCAACGCGAGCGTCAGGAGGATGAGTTTCATGGGCGTCGTGTCCTTTCCACCGGATCGGCCTCGGCCTACACCCTAGCCCCAGCGCGAGCGCCGCGGCGGCGCCGGCGAGACGGCGCGCGGGCGTTCCGGCGCCGCGACGGCCGAGGCGAACGTCAACCAAAACGCATCGCTATCGTCCGGCGACACTTCCCCGCGCTGGGTGATGTGCTCTTTGCTCTCGATGACGAGGCGCCCGTGGGTCTGGTGATAGCCGGCGAGGGCGAGTTGATCGCACAGGCGATCGTCATCGGGCAGCGAGCCGAGCAGGAGCCAGTCCTTACACCGACGCGCCATGTTCGCGCGCCGGTTGTAGTCGTGCGGGTCCGGCGAGTCGCCGCCGAAGTTGATCTCGTGCACGTGGGTGTACTTGAGCGCGTGCAGCCGCGAGACGATCGCCGCGCCAAACGCCGAATCGACAAACAGCGCCGCGAGCGAATGCTCGGGCCGGCGATCGCTGAGCAACTCCGCACACAGCGCGATGCGCGCCGAGCGGTCCGGATCCTTCTCGCCGGGGATCCGGATCGGGCCCAGCGGTTTCCCGTCGGCGCCGAGCGGGTTGCCGCACAAGCCGCGGCGGAACCGGATCACGTTCCAGGCCTTCCCGCCGCCGCTGACGTCGAAGCCGGCGACGAGGGGATCGTCGGCGAGCGGCACCATGATCCGCTTGCGCGCCAGGTCGATCCGCGCGCGGTCGATGTACTGCAGCTCGTCGGCCGCCGGCGGAAAGCCGAGGATCCGCACGCGGCAATAGTCGGAGTCGAGGCCGTAGTCGGCGATCTGCTGCGCCAAGAATTCTTTGTTGGTAAAGCGACTGGTGCGCGAGTCGACGCGGCGGTGATTCCAGCGGGCGGCGAGGTTGCCGAAACAGACGCGATAGAATTCGCCGGTGTTCCGGGTCATCTGGCCGAAGGCGAACATCATCGGCTCGCCATCGGTCATGCCGTTATAGGCCACTTCCCACACCTTGTCCGGCACGAGGCTCGCCTCGTCGAAGAAATAGCCGGACGTCGAGCGCCGCGCGTGCTGGCCGGCGAACGCTTGCGCGTTCTGTTCCTTGCACGATTGCATCTGCACTTTCCACGTCGCCGGGTAGGCCTTCGCGTAGATCCCGCGCTCCATGATGTCGAACCAGGGCGCGGTCAGCGCGAGCTGGGTCCAGAACTGGATCGCCGGCCAGGTGCGCGCCTCGAGCTGCGCGTAGCCGCCGGCGGTGACGGTGAGATCGCAATGGGGCCGCGTCGAGAGGATCCAGCCGACGAGCCACGCGAGGGAGGCGGATTTGCCGACGCCGTGGCCGGACGTTTCCGCCATCTTGATCGGCATGACCGGCGTCGAGCCGTCGAAACGGCGCGCACGGACCTCGGCGCCGAGCGCGGTCAAGAATTCGATCTGGTTGTCGTCGGGGCCGGGCTCGCCCTCGAGCGGGCCGGGTTCGCCCCAGGGATACGCGCCCAGGGTCCACCGCAACGGATCGTCGTAGCAGCTCGCGGCAAAGTCGGCGATCTGCGTGTCGATGTCGTCGACGGCCGAGTCGTC